CCCCTTCACATAACAAACAAGTTGGTAATCAATGGTCGCCAAACGCTGCGCCGATGCGCCACCCAGCGTGGAATCGCCTCTGTCCTCACTGGTAGTCCTAACCAAGACCGCTGGGTATTGAGCGTTGCTCAACTTGTCAAAGTCGAATGGCTCCCTGGTTACAAACTTGATGGTCACTGGGGTAGTCACTGCCTGTAACGCTGTTACCAGGTTGGCGGCTATGTTCTCTCTTACGCTCATCGCAGAATCTCCCTGCGGAAGAACTTAGCCATGCGCGACTCTTCCTGATTATTGAACCCCCACCAAGGGCGCTGCCTGTCCGTCCAGTAAGCCTTCTGAGCGTTAAACTGACCAACTAGGTAGATACTAGCCACCCTGCCGCCTTTGCTCCCCTCGACTTGTACAGAGCGCACCATGTCACCCGTAGCGTTGAGGTTCACCAAGGTAGGATTGGACTTGCCCAGCCCTAACAGGTTGCCACGAACAGAGCGCTTTCTAGGCTTGCGCCGGAACTCAATATAGCCAGGGCTGTACCGCTTAAACGGGCCATCAATCCCCACACCCTTCTTGGTGCGGGTCAGAATGATCTGCTTGCCCAAACTTGCCGTCTTATCAATGGCGGGCGAGATCCTGCGCTGAATCTCTTGACGCTTGCGCTCTGTCAGACCCTTCAGGTCTTCCGGCCTTATGGAGATCTTGAGGCCAATGCTCATCTGACAAGTCGCCCATACGACACAATGCCGCGCTCGTCATCTTCTATCGTGCCGCTGTTGTCATCGTCGTATTCAACGCCATCAGCAAAGACCGCCACCAACTCCTCGTTGTAGCGTTCTTGGTAGAAGTTAATCATGTTCAAGAAGCGGTCATCCTGTACCCAGTTTGTAAGCTGGGGGAGGGCAAACTTCCACAACACCAGATAGGCGTTGCAGCGCGTCCACTGCGAGTCTGTCAGGTAGGACGGAACCATCTCGCCTTTTATGCCCTTCTTGTACCACCACTCATTGCGGATAGTGCGGGTCAGGTCGGTCTGCGCTTTTGCGTGTTCAGTCGCAAAGGATGTAATGCCGAAGTCCAGGATATCGGGGACGAGGGCTACCAGATCGGAGTCTTGAGAAAATGCCATGCTATGCCCCTACCATTTGACCAAATCTGACCAATAGGCCGCTGATGCTGTCTTGTCTTTGCGCCCTGCTGCTATCTGTTTGGCAAACCTAGCCTTGAACGCTCTGCGCTTGGCTTTGTCTGCTTCACTCTCACCCTTGCGAGGGGGTTTGTTATCTGCGCCCTGCTGCCCAAACCGGATCAGACGCACCTTGTCGCCTTCCTTCGCCAATACTGCGTGGCTTTTCTCTGGGTGTTTAGGCGTTCTCTTGGGTTTGTTATAACCCTCGAACCGCTCGCCTCGGTAAGTGATAGCCAATAGAACCTCCAAAAAGGGATAGCCCCACCCCCAGGAGAGCAGGGGCAGGGCCATCCAAACGCTTTAGATAGCTGCGTCGAACAGCATCTCAACACCGTAGGAGTCATCAAGCTCACCCACACCATAGATGGCAGTGGCGTTAAGCTCGAAGGCCCGCAGTGATGCGTCACGTTGCGCTTCAATTTGGAAGTCGCGCTTCATAGCGATAGCCAAAGCCTCGCGTGAGAACACCGCACCTTTCGCGTCATCAGAGCCAGCAATCGTGATGTCTGCAGACGCGTAAACGTCGATGCAAGCAATGGTTCCAACGTAAGCATTAACCATAGCCGTGTTCTGCGCGTCACCACCGTTGGGATTAGCGAAGGTGTTGGTCAGGTTAGCTTTCAGTTGGTACGCCTGATAGGGGTGTACTACTGCGAAGATCTCACCTTGTGCCTTGTTGGTACGCAGCGTAGCAGCGGCCTTGAACAAGTCAGCAACAGTGATTTCCTGAGCGGCGGCACCAATCGTGGTGCTGAAGCCGTCAAACAGAGCAATCAGGTCGGTGTCGATCTTGGTAGCAATAGAGTTACCCAGGACAGTTCCCAACTCTTCAGCGGGGTTGCCTGCGCCCATTGCAGCCAGGTCAGTCAATACTACCTGAGCGCCCACCTCACCAACGGTGATGTCTACTGAAGAAGTAGAAACCGTGGTGCTGCTCATGTCGGTGCCTTCCGTCAGGTCAGCAGCGGTAACAGCAGGGTACTTTGGCACTTGGATAGTCTTGCCAGCTTCGTCACCGATGTTGTACATGGTAACGAGGCCCATCATCAGGGACTCTTCTTCCGCAGTGAATCGCGCAGCGGCAATAATGTCGGAAAACAGGTCATCAAGGGTTGTACTGGTTGTAGCAGCCATAATTAAAAGTCCTATATTTTAGAGTGGTTTATTTGGTCTTCTTCCGGTGCGCGGCATAGGCTTCTCGCCCGCCATCGTTCCAGTTTTTTACCATGTCAGCCACAGATATAGGCTTCTGCGTGGAGCCACCAGCGTTACCCTGGGTGCCAGCCCCTCCAGCGGAGGCTCTGACAAAATGCGGGTTAGCCGTAAGAAAGTCACCCACCAACTCATCAACAGAGAGGGGGTCGGCTTTGTCGTTGTACCGGACTGTGCCGTTATCGTCCAAGACTTCTACTGAACCATCGTCAGAGAGTTTTACACGATTCCGCAGCAGTTGCGATACCTGCTCAGAATCCACAGCGTTGTGCTTGCTTGCCGCTGTCAGTAACGCACCGTCTATCTTGGTGGTCTCTAACGCCGCCCGCATAGCAGCAATCTCCAGATCCTTCTTTTCGACAGTCTGCTTTAGTACCTGCTCGAACTCGCCTTTTTCCTTTTGGCGTTCTATCTGCGCCTGCTCACGCTCAAGCATGATTTGGCGAGCTTCCTCGATGTCGATACCTTCCAGTTTCTTGTCTAGCTTGCGCCTCTCCCTTTGGATTCGATCAGCAACAATGCGATCTAGCTCCTCCTGGGTAAACGTCTTGCTTTCCTGAACTTCTGTTTCTTGTGCCGGTTCAGTATCGGCACTTTCTTCCATGACTTCTTCGCTCATGTACGAACCTCTTTCGAGTGGGGGCATTATACCAGCATCACAGGGATGTCAATAGCTGGCGGTTATTTATTCTTCTTTTTCTTCTTCTTGTTCATTGGGTTCTTGGCTTTCTTCCGGCTGTGTCCGTAGTGTCCCGGCATCTTTCTTTTTCCTCGTTTTCTTAGGTAGTGGAAGCAGCACGTTCACGATTCCATATAGGTCTTCAAACTCCAGCTTCTCATCCTCTGGGGCCGCTGCTGCTAACGGCTCCAAGAGTTCACGAATAGCTGGGGGTATTGGTCTTCGGTTGACCAAGTTCCTTGCGCGGTCTAGTTCTTTGCTCATAGTTATCCTTGCACGATTGGTAGCCACTGGTGGCGGCAGTTATAACCACCCCTCACCACGAATGGGTCGCCTGGGGCTTTGCCTGCCCACTCACCCTCCCAAATCTTCTCGATCTCGTTGCGGTCATACACTTTGTCAACGTGCTTGCGGCAGAAGTCCCGGCTGTCCAGTATCAGATCGCCATAGTATTCAAATCGGTCAATGCCCTGCTCGTTGGCGGTGGTGATGGTTAGCGTCGAGGAAAATTGATTGAGCGAATCCACTGCATAAGTTGACGCATAGCGCCGCAAGTTATTGCCCAGGCGGTCAGCAGCATAAACTCTATGGAGTCGATCAATCGCCTCCTGTTGTCTGGCTCCAGTTGCGTTTTTAGCCACTTCCACCAATTCTTGAACTTCCGCTTGATCGCTTGCTTGATAGATTCCATTGATGCTCCCTCTCAATTGTTCAATAAAGTCAGCCTTACCCCTACCAGTGAGTGAGGCTTGATAGACCCCGTTAGCCAGCACATCTAGCTGCTGAGATGCCAACGCCTCGAATCCTTGGAATGATTGACGCTGCAACGCTGAGATAACTTCTGGCGGCACTCTGGTGAACTGCCCAAACGTGTTGAGCATATTCAGCTGCTGCTGGGCTACCTCTCGGTAGTCGCCAAGGATGTCCTGCACCTCTGCTAGATACTCCTCCTCCAACGCTTGCCGGATCTGGTTCCTGGATGACACCGCCCACTCCATGTCAAACAACTCCCCCTCCGTCTCTGGGGCTGTCTGCATGTAGGCGGCAAGGCGGCCCTCTAGCGTCTGCAAGGCATCAGATAGTCTCTGTTGATGCTGGGATGCAAGACGCTCCAGGAACCGCACATAGTCATCTGGTGCTGCCATTACTGCTGGTCATCCACCACAGGGAACTGGCCCAGCACTTGCGCTGAACCTTCAATCTCGACATGGGACTGCGCCAGCTTCTCGTCATCCAGTGCAAGGTCGGCAATCTGCTTATCTAGTTCCTGAACCAATGTGGCAGAGCGAACACCGCTGGCCTTCATCTTCTGCAAGAACTCCAGTTCCTTGTCATAGTCGCGTAGGTCGAAGGAATCCGGGTAGAACACCTCGGCATCTGGCGTTACGTCTAGCCAGTTCGCTACATAACCCCACAAGTGCTCCTCGGCTAACTCCAGGAGGTCGGCTTTTTCTGCCAGCTTCGCATTGAGCATCTGGAACTCGGTCTGCATAGCAATGCCGGACATGGTTTTGGCATCGGTTCCACGCACCGCACCCATCTGGGCCATACGGTTGATAGCTTCCACCTTGTCTTTGATGGACTCGCGGATGCTGTCGATGTTCTGACCCGATGGTTGTAGCAAGAACGGAGCCATGGTCTCTGCGGCATCGTCTGGCACGTTGATGACAGAACCCGCTCCCGCGCTTGCGTCTGTGTCGTAGGTCTTAACTAGGGAGGGGTGGTTGCTGATCCTGATTAACTGCTCAATCTCTGAAAGCTCACTGTAGATTGCCTTCTGCATGTAGGCGATGTCTGATAGGTCAGAGATGCCCACACCACGATTAACACTTCTGGCAGCAGGCAAGTAAACAGCGGGAATCTTGCCCAGCGCATTGTCTATCTCGCTTATCATCGTTTCCTTGTCGCCGTCAGACTTCCACTGCTGAATGGTATCTTTGCGCCAAATGCGGAAGTAGCTAACCGTGGTTGTCGCGCTCTCACGGTCTACCGCTTCCCGCAGCTTGAGATAGGTAAGCTCGAAACGTCCAGAGGGGGTGCGCTCCCACTTCCAGTCAAACACGTTCTCAGGGGTAAACAGCGACAGGTAAGGCCGGATGTCTTGGTCAAGCTCCTCTGCTCTGGTTTGCGCGTTAGACTCTGGCTTATCCACTAGAATCCAAACGTGCCCATAAACAGATGACCAGATCTGCGCTTGCTTCATAAAACTGTTGAGGCTTGCACCGTCTAGGTCGGCGTCTTTAATCATCGCCTCGACTGCTTGATTACCAGCTAGG